GTTGCTGCCAACTAGGATTTCGTTTCCGGCCGTGGCGTTGTTATTCGCCACGCGCAAAACTCTCAACTGCCGAATCGTGCAAGGAACCGAAACGCCGACCACCGATTGAGTAAGCGCCAGCAAATCCAGCGCGTCGAAAGAGTTTGCGGGAATCGTTCGCGTGTCGCACCAGACGATATCGGCGGCAGCCGCCCCCGAGCCGTCCGCGATGGAATAGGAGCCGGCCACGGTTTGCCTATCGGTAACCGCGCCGACCTCCTGCGAATCAACGCGCGTCCATTGCAGGCGCGTCGAAAACGTTCCGCTGAAAATATCGGTTAGGCTTTCCGCCACTAGATCAGCCCTTCCTCTATTGCGCGTTTCGCTGCCGCATAGTTACAGCCAAGCCGCCACGCCGCGTATTCAATATCCGCCCGCGTTGGCGCCGGCCGGCTTGTTACCTTGCCCCAAAAGGTTTGGGATTGAGTGCCGACCGTGGCGGTATGGTCAACGGAGCCGGCGGGCGGCAAAGCCTCGCGCCCTTCCGGCCCGCCCTTGCGCCACGAACTCACCCTAGATATCACCGCTACGGCCTCCGTTTTCAGCCTATAGCGGCAGGCTTCAATCAGCCCCGTCTATGGCTGCGGATCGGCTTCCGCCCAACACGCCGCGTAGCCGGCGGCATCTAGTTGGTTATCGCGCTGCGGCTGGCCTTGATGCCGCGCGAACTTATCCAACTGCATGAAAACAGCCCAATCCCCCGGCGTGAAAGGCTCGCGGATTTTGTGCGCGAAAATCGCATTGATCGCGCCGATGGTTCGCGCGAAATGCTCTAGCGGCGGCGCATACTTTGCGCGGCGCTCCGCGGTGGTTTCGATTGCATCCGCCAGCAACCTTTCCGCGGCCGATTGTTCCCGCTCTGGAGTTAGCAAGCCGTCGCCAACAAGCCGCGTGGCGGATTCCTCAACTGCCGGCTGCGGCCCTACGCGGCCTTTCATTTCGCGCTCGCCTTGCAGAATCCAATCGGTCGAAATCGTTTCGGTTTCCATCTTCGTTCCTCCGGGTTTGTGGGCATCAATGTATGCCAGCAATCGCATAACGTCGCCGGCTAGTGCGCCGGAAGTTCCGGCATCTAGGCAACCGCTGAAACGGAGCGCCCTCTGCTTGGCCTGCGCGAAGTATTCCGGCGAGAGTTTCACGACGTTCGGATCGCTCCATCCTTCGCGATGCGGAAGTTTTCAACGGAGTAGGTTCCGCCCTTCGCAACGTCTACGATCGCAAACCCCCAGTTCCATTGATTAGCAACCGAAGCGTAATCGGGCGATAGGTCGCATAGGCAGCCCGTAGACCACGCGCACGCCTCATCGTGCCAAAGGTTGCTCTGTGCATGGCTACTAGTGCGGTGGCCGTGGCCGACCATTACGGAGTGATTGGTTCGAACGTAGGCGCCGCGGGCTTGATTGACGGGCGAGGATTGCCCCCGCGGCAGTTCGTGGCCGTGGAGGATTGGCAACTTGCCGGCCATCACGATGCGGCGGTTTTCGACTAGTTCGATATTGTGTTTGTCGAGATGCAACCACGCGCGAAGCCCCATAGCGGTTTCGGCGCTAATCTCTGGCGCGTGTTGAAACAACCACGCCTCCCAACGCTCCTCATGGTTTCCGGTTTTCGCGACAATCGGAATCGTGGGGAAGGATTGCCGCAGCCACCCGAGCACCGCGCGAACTTGTTGCAACTCGCCGGCTAGGTCGCGCTCCGCGGGGTTTTTCTCCCAGCGGCTGATCGAATAGAAATCCGCGAAATCCCCATTGAGCAATAGCCCGTCGATGCCGCGGCCTTGCAGATATGAAACGGCCGCGGCTAGCGCCCGGTTTGAATGATAGGGAACGTGGATATCCGAAAGGATTCCGATACGCCCGACAACCGGCATCCGGTAGGGGGTTCGTGGCTTCGCTTTTGTTTTGGGCATGGGCAAGCCCTCGCCGGGCGCGCGAGCCGGGCGCGGATGCGCGGCCTTCTTGCGGGCAGCCTTGCCCGACTGCCCGATGATGCGCCGGATGCGGCATCGCGCGGCCTCGACGGTCAGCGCCCCGCGGGATCGCTTGACTAGCATTCGCGCCAACGAACGCGCCGGCTGGCGCGGATGCTTGCGAACTAAATCGGTGGCGGTTTTTGTGAGCGGGCAGGCTGCGGGCATTAATCCTCCGGGTCATCGTCAACGTGGCGGAAGTCTGCGAACGTGATGAGCGCGGCTAGCGTGTCGCCGTTTTCACTAACGCATTCTTCGGACAGATCGGGAAACCTTGCGTGTAGGTATTCATGGATGAGCGTATTTAGGAAATCCTCGCCGTGGAGTTTTGAGGAAACGCGAATGGTTCGCGTTTCGTAATCGCAATCACCGTGAATCGATGTCGGAACGCGGCAGCGTTTCACCCTCCACCGATGCCCGTTGATTTCGATCCACGCGGAACGTTTCACGTTGGCGACTCCTCGCCGCGTGATTATCGCGGGCCGGCAGCCTCGCCCGATTGGTCTATGGTCGCGGGAGGCGGATTTTCCGGGGGCCGGGGGCCGAAGGGGAAAGCCCGATTGAGCGCTTCCTGCCTAGCGGCGCAACCGCAATCGCTCACGCCAAAGGCTGACGCGACGGCTTGCGCGCGTTCCTTGGTTATCCCGATTGCGTCTAGGCCAGCGGCGACCATATCCCCTAGGCCGGCGGCTGTCCTCGCCGGGCGCGTTCCGCAGTTGCGGCGAGTGTTAGGCGAAGAAACAACTGCGCCGCAAACGCGACACGAAAGCGTCTCGCCATCAATGTCGCAATCGCTCATGCGCTTGAAAACACTTCCGCCCTGACTGTTGGGCTACTGGGAATCCATGTACCAGTGCCGAGGCTTCCGTAATCGCCGTCGATTATTAGATTTTGCTCGCCGCTAGGGGTTCCTAGAGTTATTGAATGTATGGTAGCCGAAACCTCGCAGCCAAATTGCTTTACGGGGTTTTGCGTAAGAATACATTCCGGGTCTGGATTCGGGATAGAAAATGTTTTGGATAGCGGAAAGTTTGTGTCGGCAGTCAAAGTGTATTGATTATTCAAATATGTAGGATGATTTGGCAACTCGCGCAAGCAGGAGTAACTGTCTATTTGCGTAACTCCAAACTTTGATTTTAGCGTAGTAGGAAACACCGTACCGACTGATTCAGTAAGGCGGCTATCTGTGACCACAATGCCGTCAGAAAGTTCCCTCAAGAAGTCTATGCCACCAAAAACCCCAAAAACATCATCACCAACATAAGGCCACGGTGACGGCTTGGTAGTGTTTGAGGATAACGGCCGAAACCAAGTTTGATAACGATCCTTTTCGTAAGTGTTTCCATATTGCGAATAAGCGTTTTGACACCTAACGGCGAAATCGAAAGGAACATAACCATCCCCGCCGAAGGTCTGTTTTACCCATTGCAATTGAACGTAGACCTCATTCCCAACACACTGATTTTGCGTTGGAAAAATACCCCTAAAGCCGACATTTATGTACCTTCCGTTGGATTCGTATGAAAACAGACTGCCCCACGGCCGCGCTGCTAGGTAAAAAACTCCAGCGGGGAGAAGCCGAAACTTTGTTTTTGAAATCTTTCCGACATCAACCTTGTATTCTTGCGATTTACTAATGGTGGTTACTGGATCAGATGTTGGCGAAGCCTTGTTGACGTTAGTGTAGGTAAACTGTGATCGGTAGTCGTCTCGCGCAGAATCTATTTCGACTTCAATATCAATGTAGTTGATTATTGTTCCGCAAAAACAAGTAGCGCAACACTGGCATCCAGGAAAAAACACCATTACGAGCACTCCGCAGCGACAACGTACCAGCGGCCGTTCGCGTGAAGCGCGACCGAGACGAACTTCCCGCTGGCAATGTTCGCGTATTTGTTCACCACATTCTCGACCGTCGTTCCGCTCGTTTGCGTCTCGTTCGGTGGCGTGCCGCTCTCCCAGACGTTCAGCGTCGCCACCGTGCCCTTATTGAACGCGGCCGAGGTCTTACACAGCCGGAGCGAGTAGTCATCGGTGTCGCCCCCTACATCGCGAAACCGGATCCCCGGCATGTCGCGATTCCCGGCCTCGTGGGCCTTCGTCGCCGCGATCACGCGACGGGCTCCGTCCTCGGAGAATGCGACTGGCTTGGTCATGCGATGAAGACCGGCGCCCCGAAGCCGGTCGTGAAGTCAGCGGTCTCGTAGATGTCGACGCCGGCCCCGTTGTTGATCACGGTCGGCTTCTGGCCGACGGATTTCTTCGTGCCGTCGTTGTTGAGGGCGACCGGTTGCTTCACCGGCTTCCCGTCGTTGCCGGTGATCGTCTTCCGCTCGCCGCTGACCTTCTCCATGAAGCCAACGTCCCACGGCTTGCATTTCCAGGTGTCGGGGTCGTACCGAAACTCCCAGTGGGCCTCGATGTAGTCGAGAGTCGCCCCGTCTTCCGTTCCGTCGAGCTTCGAGACGCTGACCTTCTTCGCGCTCTTCAGGTAACACTTCACCGTTTTTTCGGGGTAGTTGCTCCAGCTCGCGTTGTTCAACTTCCCGGCGTAGGCACTGGCGGCAGACCCGAAGGCCGCGTCCGTCTCGTAGCACTTCACGAGCGACCAGGCGACCTCCTCGCGCTCTCGCTCCAGGCCTTCGAGCGGATCGCCGGCCGCGTTCGTGATTGAGACTCCGCTCGTGTCGCGGAAGACCGGGACGGTCGCGGTCCCGCCGCTTCTCTCCCAGGAGTCCTTCGGGATCCCCGAGGCCTGGGGCGTCTTCGAGGGGGGCGGGACGTAATACTTGACCGCGAACATCCACCGCATTCCCTCGCGGCCTTCGGCGTCGAGCGTGAACTCCATCGCCTTCAGCGCGGAAAACTCGGGGTGTGAGGCACCCCACACGATCCCGCCGGTGGCGAGTGTCTGAAGGATCTCGAGGCGGGTCGTCGTCGGCGAGTCGACGCGGACCTGCCAGCGTTCGGTCGCCTGGAGCGACTCGCCGAACTTGCCGGAGAGCGAGGCTCCGTCGAGGATCCGCTGGTAGGAGACGACAGCCATTAGAAGTCCTCGACGACGGTGAAGCCTTCGCCGCCCGTGTTGGCGGCGATCTCCTCGAGGACGGAGAGCTGCTGCTCCTGCACGTCACCGGCCCCGCCTCGCATGATCCGGAACATCTCGGTGATCCCTTCGGTCGACCGAGAGTCGATACCCTTGATCGCCTGGGCCACGTCGACCACGACGGTCTGCTTCAGCTCGACGGGCGTTCTAGACGCCTCGTCGACGGAGTTTGCCGCGGCCTCGGCTGCCGCGATCGACGCGTCGAGCGAGGTCACGAGAGGGCCGGCGATAGCCTGCCCGACGTTCGGAGCGTTGTCGGCGAACGCGGCATTGAATCCGGCTTGCATCTGCTCGACGTTCGTCGTGATCCCGTCCGAGATTGATTGATTGAATGCCGAGGCCCCGGCGACGACAGCGTCGAGCGTCGACGTATCGAAACCGAGATACGAGCCGATCTCCTTCGCCACCGTCGCGAGGCCCTCGAAGGCCCCAGTAAATCCGAGGACGATCATCCCGAGGCCGGCCTGGGCTCCGTTGAAAACGCCTGACAGGAAGGAGGCCGTCCGGTTCATCAGGTCGCCCACGTCTCCCCATTGCTGGCCGACCTGCGACAGGTAAGAGAACGTCGACCCGAAGTTCTCGATCAGGTAGTCTCCGATCCCGGCCAGGAATCTTGCCCCCTGTAGGATCCCCGCCCCGATCGCCTGGCCGATGTTGGCTCCGCCGATGTCTCCGACCAGCGTCGTGAACTGCTCGGAGATCGCAGTGATCGCCGGGGCGAGGTACGCGACGACCTGCTGGACGACTCCCTCGATCGACTTTGCGACCATCGTGAACGAGTCGTTCATCGCCTCGACGTTCTGGCCCTGGGCGTTCGTTAGCGTCAGCCCGAGTCGCTCGGCCTGCTCGCGAGCGGCCGCGATCCCTTCAGCCCCGCCGGAGAAGAGCGGGAGCAGCTCGGCCCCAGCCTTGCCAAAGATTTGAACGGCAGCGGCGGCCCGCTGGGCCTCGGTCGGCAGGGCCGCGATCGAGGAGGCAATCGCGTCGAAACGATCGGCGGCCGACATCGCGTTCAACTGCTCCACCGATAGGCCGAGGCCGGCGAAGGCGGCCGTCGCAACCTTCGATCCGCCGGCCGCCTTCGCGAACGCGATCTCGGCCTTCTGTGAGGCCTTGCCGATCGTGTCCATGGAGACACCCGCCAGGTCTGCCGCGAGCGATAGGCCTGCGAACTCTCCGTAGGTCATGCCCAGCCGGGCGGCGAGTTTGCTCGCGTTGTCGACTATGTCGGCCTGGGCCTGACCGAACGAGACGAGACTCCGCACGCTTGAGATCGCCGCGGAGGCGACAGACGCGAAGAGCTGAGTCACGTTCACCGCGACGAGGGTCTTCATCGCAGACTCTAGCCCCTTCGTATCCGACTGGAGGCTACGAAACGACGAGGAGGCGGCCTTCACTCCGGACGTGAGTCCGGACGTGGACGCGGTGAATACGGCCGACACTTTTCCGATCGACGCCACACTACCCTCCTTCCTTGGTCCAGCCCTTCAGCTTCTCCGCGATCTCGTCCTCGGTCATCTCCCGGTCGGGGTCATAGTTCGGAAGGAACACGTCGACGAAGTCGGACCCCGGCTTCGCACCGAGAGCCGCGATCGTGAACATGGTCGCCCGTGCCTCCCGGAGCCAGTCCTCGCCGAATGGCTCGACGCGGTAATACGCGATCCACTTGTGGAGCTGGTCGAGAGTTAGTTCGCGTTTCCATTGTTCGACGTTCCCGATCCCTAGGTGGGCCGCCAGACGGTAAACGAATCGTTCGACGCGTCCCGTCTGGCTTCTTAGTTTTTTTCGATCTCTCCCACGACCTGGTCGTCGGACAGGAGGACCGTCGCCCAGGCCTTCTTGTAGAGCCACATCACGCGACGATGGCTGGCGAGCATGACCTTCGACGCCTCGGACCCGAGCGGCTTTCCGCTCGCGTCGCAGAGGCAGGTGGCGAGCGTCTTCACGATCAGCTCGGCCGGAGGAGCGCCGCCGTCGAGGTCCCTGTGAGCCATCGCCAGGCCGTGCCATTCGGCGAACGTCGGATAGCGGAAGTAGACCGGCTCGCTATAGCCGGGCGGATTCACGAGGAGCGTTTCGGAGATATTGTCGAGGAGGCTCATTGTCCCTCACCTGTCAGTTTGAATACGGCCTGGCCCACGAGAAACTCGCCGACGCTGCCGGTCACATCGAAGGTCTCGAGGTAAGCCGGTCTCGACAGCGACCCACCTTCGAACGACACCGAAACGGTCCCACGGGAGCCGATCTGGGCGTTCGTGTAAGGAGGGCACCCGTAAAGTGTGACCTCGACCGTCCCCGGATCAATCGCGACACAGTCGTAGGTTTTCACGATCCGGGCGTTCGCCCCGGAGCCGACGACCTCGCTCGTGATGTTCGTCTTTTCGGCGAACACGGCGGCCCCTGGAGAGATCCGGAACCGCGTCATTCGGCCAAGAGTTTGGCCGTTGAAACTACAGCTTGATCCCTGCGACGAAGGAGTCGGCATCGTGACCGGCCTCCCTTACGTCAAGCCGCATAGTCGGAGGTGTAGTTCGCCGACCACTTCTTCAGCTCGCCCACGGAGTCGTCGCTCGTGGAGTCCATGCACTTACAGGTGACCCCCTCGGCCGTGATCGTGGTCCCCTTCGTGGGCTTCGTTGCCCCCAGGCCGTCGATCGTCACCGTCACGATCGCGCCGGAGTTTGAGTTTTGCCCGTTGTCCGTCAGGCCGTTCTCGTAGACGCGAGTCCCGCCGTGAGCGATCGACAGCGTCGAGGCGTCGAGCTGCGGCGTCACGTCAGACTTCCGCGAGACCTTCACGGAGACCTTCGTCGCGCCGGAAACGCCGAACGCGTTGAACCCCTGCGAGCTGGTGAACGTTACGGGATCTGGCACGTCTGCTGCTCCTTATGCCGCGGGCGGATAGTAGGAGAACTCGACCGAAAACGTCGCGTATTTACCGACCTCGTACGACTTCTCGAACGATTCGCAGATCCAGCCGGTCGTAGTGGCGGCCGCCGTGATCGCGAGCGTGGTGTCGCTCTTGAGATTGCCCGACACGGACACCGTCTTCGTCGCGGTGTTCGTCCCGCCTTCGACCAGCGGAGGGGCCGCATACTGTCGCGTCGAGTCCCCGAGGACCGTCACGTCTTCCTTCGCGGTCGCGCCGGAAGTCTCGATGTCCTTCAGGGAGATCGTCTTCGCGCCGGACGGAATCGTCGGGCCTGGCGAGGTCAGTGTGGAGATCGGCATGGTCTGCTCCTGTGTCGGGCGTGGTCGATTTTATGGCCGTCGTAGCGGGGCGAATCTCACTCGGCCCAGCGGATCTCGACCGACAGCTCGACCGTGTAGGTCGGCGTCTCGCGGCCCTCGAGGTAGTCGGGCTGGCCGTCTCGCTCGTCGAGAACCAGGCAGTGCTCGACCGTCGTCCCGTCGGCGGTGCCGGCGAACTTGTGGATCGCCGCGGTGATCTGCCCGGCGAGCGTCCAGGCCTGGACGTAGTCGTCGGCGTAGACCGCCACCAGGAACCGGGCGACCGGGTTCACCTGGTCGGCGGCCGGGGTGTCGTCGAACGTGTCGGCGAGGACCTGCTCGCGGCTCGTCGCCTCGCGAGCGTAGATAGTGAAGGGAGGCGACTGGGTGCCGGTCATGCCGACCGGCCAGGCCGTGGCCGACGTGGCGTTCTCGATCGCTTCCTTTAGCCAGACGTGCGGGGTAGGCACTGGTTGTTCCTATCGTGGGGCGACGCCGGCAGCGAGACCGCGTTTCGACATGCCTGGTCGCATAGGCGAGTTTGCCTCGGCGACGGCCTTGTCGAGGGCCGCAGCCATTTCGACCTCTAGCTTGGCGAGGACGACCGATCGTGAGGCCGCGAGCGTTTTATCGATGATCTTTCGCGGCTCGATCCCGCGACTCGTACCGAACTCCAGCCAGATCGCTTTTCGCGACTCGAAACCGTACTTGTAGCCGACGACTCCGATCACGCTGCCGTCCTTATTCCGGCCGATGTATTTCGCGGTGAACGTCGCAGCCTTTCGGAGCGATCCGCCACGTCGCTTGTAGTTCTCCTTCAGCTCGCCGCGAACGACGGCAGCCTTCACGCGGCGGCCGCCGCCCTTCGGCGTGTTGGCCTTCAGGATCTTGACGGCATCCTTCCCGGCCCGCTTCATGGCGGCCTGTAGGTGTTTCTTCGCGACACTTCGCGGCAGCTCGTCGTATCGCTTCATCAGCTCACCGATCTGGCCGCCCATGTCGCTCCACGAAATAGAGATCATGCGACCTGCTCCTCGACGGTCAGCTCCAGGTCCTCGCGGTTCCCCTGCTCGACGACGGCCGAGATATAGAGGAGCCTGCCGCCGCGGGCGAGCCAGCGAAGCCGCTGGTCGCCTGCCAGCCCGGAGCGGTAACGCGTGTAGACCGTGGCCGAGATCCCGCCGCCGACCTGTCCGCGGC